GTACCAGTATCCTTTTGGATAGTAGTATTAGGATTATCGTCTGCCCACTTTACAAAATCTCCATAGAATATGGATGTTCCATATGCATTTTTGATTTTATAATGAGTTATTTTCGCATTGTATGCACAAGATACTAATGAACTTACAGGTCTAGCACCCATAGGTGTAGCTGAACTTGCCATAATTTTTCCTGTTTATAAAATTACTATTACAAGAAACTAGGACTTTTTACCAAAAGTTGTTTGAGATTTTCGTTCAAATACTTGTTTGGTAGCCATTCTAGAATCTTGATCCTTAAAATATACGTTATCAACAGATTCCATTTGGTTACGAGCTAACTTTTGAAAGTGTTCGTCACGGGCTTTCGCCTTTTCAGATGGCATCTTGCATAACAGTTGCCCACCAACTTCTACATTTCCTTTTTCCGCCCATTCAGATTTGTGGTCCATCATGTGAATATGTAACTCAGGATAGTCTTCAGCCCTACAGGGAATCCAACCTTCTCTGAATTTTTTTGAAACATTAGGATTATCAGTGTTACCTAATAAACTTGTTCTTATCCACCTGAAGACCCAACCCTCTTGCGGATTTGGACTTGGTAAATTAGATGGGTTTTCCCAGCTTTCTTGTCGCTGGATGATCTCTCGATCTTCTGATCCCCTAGGGGTACGCACTTGTTCTTCAGAAGTTTCTTCAACTTCCTTATTTATGTTGTTTTCGTCTGACATTTAAGTCTCCTTTAGTAATTGTTTTGCGTATTGCTCTGGACTGATTCCAAGTTGACGTGCTAGTTTAACTTGAGTCTGAGTCAATCGTATACTGCGAGGGTTAGTTTTACCACCAGTCGACCTCGATGCTGGTGCAACAACGTTTGAAGGTTGTTTAGTTTGGTTTTCTTCTTCAATATCTACTGAAGGTTGAACACCAAAAAACTGTGGATATTCATTACGCATAGCTTTATCAACTTCTGCATAATATTTTTCTGAATCTTTTTCAGGAAGTATTCCATTCCTGCGTAATCTTTGATCTATAGTTATAGCATAAGAAGTCATTTCAGCATGATCTTCATTATTATTATTCATAAACCAAGGATTTTTAGATGACCAGGCTTGCATATCTGGATCAAGCTGTTGTTCTTGTACAGGTTGAGCTTGTGGTGCTTGTGCTTGATAATTTTGTGCAAATTGTGATTGCACTGATTCTGCATATCTTCCTGCACTTTGTTCTGCTAATACTGCTTTAGATATTTCTTCTTGAGCAAGTGCCATAGCATCAGCATCACCTTCTTCGTATGCTTTTTTATATTTGACTTGTGCATTTTGTTTTGCCCATAAAGCATTGTTATGTGCTTGTTTGTTTAAAACTTCACCACCTTGACTAACCATAGCTTGTAGCTTTTGATTTTCAGTCATAAGACCCTGTAATCTTGTTGTGGCTTCTTGAATTTGTCTTTCAGCAGCTTCTTTTGCTCGTCTTTCTTCGTGATATTCGTATTTAATTTTATTTATACGATCACCAGCACGCTTGCTGTATTCAGTAATCTCTGCATCTATAGAGTCATCATCTACAGGAACTTCTTCTGTTTCTTGTTTTGCAGGTCTTCTATCTTCCTCTGGTGTATCATCCACCACTTCAACCTTTAAGTCATCTTCAGAACTTGTTGCATTAATTTCTGTTTTAACACCAAAAAATTTTTCTTCTGATGTTTGTGGCTTTAAATCTCCGTCTGCGTTTGGAACAAACTCAGTTTCAATTTTTTCTTCTATGATTTGATCACTCATGCTCTAACTACTCCTGTAGGGTCTTCGACAACTGCTTCCACAGTATCATCATTTATTAAACGAAACTCTTGTCCATACATTTTCATTCTAGTGCCTGAGTAAGCACGAAATACGACCCAATCACCTTTTTTACAATAAGGTCCACTAGGGAATCTTCTTTCATCAGCATATGCATCAGGACCAAGTTCAAGTACAAATCCGCAGATATTACTTATTTCTTCGTCTCTAATTGTGCTAGATGCTTTAATAATTCCGCCATCTGTAGTTTCATCTGCTTTTGGCATAGCAACTAAAACTCTATACCCTTTTGGTTCAGGTAATTGTTTTTTAGTTTCTTGATCTACTTCTGGTTTTTTTACGCTTTCTGGTTGAGGTATTTTTTTTTCTTTACTCATATTTTTGCACGACATTTAGGAGTCGAGTTCCTATTCTTCTTTAACGTTCCTTTCTATCCAATCTAAAAGTTCTCGTTCTGCGAGGGCTAAACCCTCGATAACACCAGTCAATCTCTTATATTCTGCAAAATCTTTACAGTTTCCTGTAGCAATATGATCTGCGTGTTCATTCAAAGCATCTCTATATTTTTTTTGCAAATATTCAAAAAGTGATAGCTCTTTGATGTCATTAGTCATTCGTATTGATATCTTTAACCATATCTTTAGCTATGTCAACACCTTCTTTAAATTCTTTTGCTGCTTGTTTTTTATTTTGTAATTTACTATCTAGCAAATCGCTAGCAATTTTTTGACCTATATTAGCACCTGCAATTTGTTCTTGTGAACTAATTCTTCTTTCTTCAAGTTCTTTTTGATCTTGTTGTTTTTGTGCTGCTAATTGTAAACGTGCTGCATCTGCTTGTGCTTTACGTTGTACTTCTGCTTCTTTAACTGCAACCTCTGCTTGTTTAGCTTGTATTAATGGGTCTTGCATTTGTTCATTTATTCTTTGTTGTTCTGCTTCCATCATAGCTTTTTGTGTAACTCTAGATGCTGCTTCTGCAACAAGTTCAGAAATACGTTTTTCAACATCTGCTGGCAATGGTTCGCCTAGAGGTGGTAGCTCTATACCCATTTCTTGTTCTACTTGATCTCTAAACTTCATAGTTAAATGTTCATTAACATATGATGATGCAGCAGCTAATATTGCAGGAGCATTTGGTGTCTTGCTTAATATCTGTTGAATTTCAGGATTATCTTGTGCTGATGCAACTGTTTGTATATGAGCATCATGGTCTTGGAACTCATATGCTTTAACTGGTTTATTGTTAATTAAATTCTGTACTGCTGATACTGGATCAACTGGTGGTATATCTCCTTCTTCAGGAATAATATCATCTACGTTTTCAATACCAAGAACTTCAAGCATTTGTCTATGTAGTTCTTTAAGGTCATACATTTCTGGTGCAGAAGTTGCCAACTGAAATGCTGCTTGATATTGCATAATCCTTTGTGCCATTGTTGCTGCATTAGGATCAGAAACTGGTAATACATCAACTCTTTGGTCAAAGTCTGATGATTTAATATCTTCTTCTTCGTCAGTATCATATGGATAACTTGGATTACCAAAGTCTTTAATAATGCCAACTAGAATCTCAAATTCTCTTTTCATTGAGGCATGAAGCCTTGCTTGTACTGCTGACATAACTTTCATGTTTCTCTCAAGCAATGCAAGTGTAGTACCTACAGGAGCTTGTGAGTTCATATCAGACACTTTCATATCAGATATACTAGCGAACCTACGACCTTCATCAACAATAGTGTTTAATAAGGAGTAGAGAGTCTGAGAAGGTTCTTTATAAGGCAAGAAAGTTATATTGTCTTTAATAGCACCACCTGGTACATCAACATCTCTAAACTCACCTGGCATGATAGGAGTATCATCACCTTTAATTCTAAGACCTCTAGATTTAAGACCACCTGGTAAATTAGATAAAGTACCAGAGTCAACTAATTGTCTTAATAAACTTGTAGCTGATTTAGCTAATCCACCTATCATGTGAACTAAACCAAATCCATAAAATCCTAAACCTGGTAAGTATTGATAATGTACAAAATGAGAACGTCTTTGTTTTTGTTTATCATCTTCGTAATAGTTTCTTCTAATACTTAATATTGTTGCACTGCCATAATCTATGGTTACAACATAAGGTAATTGAATACCTGTCTTTTCTCCATCAAAAGTATCTTCAAATCCTGGTAAATCAAGATTAACTTGCATTTCAAGTAATGTATGACGTTGATCATATCTATCACCTACATTCTCACCAGTAAGTTCGTTGTATTTTTCTTGTATATCAGAATATGAATTAGTAGGATCAGGCAATTCAATGTCTTTATAAAAACCATTTACTTGCATTTTTCGTATTTCATTAAATGATTTACGCATAACGTGAGTAGCACGTTCACAAGTTTCTAAATCACTTGCACCATAATTAACTACCACATCTTCTGATGGAACAAAAATTCCACTAGGTCTTCCTAGATTAGGATCATAATAAACTTTTCTAAATGCAGAACCTGCTAAAGGCAAAGAGAATAGTAGTTTTTCTGTTTCTGTTCTATATTCTGACATCTCATAAGTCAGTAAAAAGTTCATGTAGTCTTCTACTCTTTCAGCTTGTTTAGCTTTGTCTTCTGTAATTTTTCCTACTATCTTAGTCTTAACTGGACCTTTTGCAGGGAATATTTCTGATATAGCTTGAGATTGGAACTTAATTACCGCCTCAGAGAGCATAGGATGGAATACACCGCAAGCTCCATTCCAAGGTTGAGTTCTCTCTTCAATTTTTAAACCAAGTTGATCTAAGCCCTTTGTATAAGTTTCTTCCCAATCTTTTCTTGAATCTTTATCGTTTTGAAAAGCAGCAATAAGCTCAGAGCCTATTCTTTCTAGATCGGTTTCATCTATAACTATAGCTAAGTTATCGCCAAAGTCTGAATCAAGTTTTTCATCTTGTGGATCAAAATCAATCAACATACCTCCATCTTCAGTTTCTATTGAAACTGATTCTGGATTTTCTATGGCAATGCTAATTGCTTCTGGGTCTTGTTCTATTAAACCTTCTACAGGTGTAGCAGGTGTTCTTTCTATTGCCAATATAAACTCCTAGTAGTAATCAGCGACTTTATTATGTTCTAATTCTTCTTCTTCTTCATCTGAGTGTAAAGGAACAAAACCGCCTTGTCTAAATCTTAACAGAGCTTGCGTACTGCTATCAACTAAATCATCATGTTCCGCATTTGGGAAAGCAGCAAACTCTTCTATAACTTCTTCCGCCCATCTGGTTTGAGGTGCCCATACAATCCCTGATGCGAATAGATCAGAAACTGCATTAACCCTTGATATCTTATCATTACCTCTACTAGGCGTATATTCTTGAACTGGTATACCCATTTGCCTTAATTCAAATATTAAGGGCATCCCTGCTGCTTTTGCCTCAACAATAAAAGCATCTGGTTTATAGGCATTGTATTTCTCCATAGCTACTTTCTTTAACTCTGGAAATTCTAATCTCTCTTTGTGTGCATCTAATAAAATAATATTAGGTGCATATTGTCCATCTTCTTCAGACTCTTTATAAAAAACACCCCAAGTGGTACACGCTGAAAAGTCTGCTCGTTCTGATTTTAAAAATGCGGTATCCCAGGATTGAATAATAAATTCACATTGAGGAGGTTCTTGGTATTCCCATTCTTGCCACCATTCACGTTTTACTAAAGCTCCTTCTTCAGCAGTAGGGTCTTGCTGATATTGAGCCATCCATTTAGAGGCAGGTAGTTCTGCTTTAAGAGCTTCTAACTCTTCTAGTTTCCAGAACTCAGACCATAGAGGAGTTCCCGAAGGTAAAATTGCAGGAAGTTCTATGACTTCCCACTGGTCTGCACCACCTCTTTTAATACTAGCATCCACGACTTGACCTGTAAGGTCTTTCTGATGCCATCTTGTCATTACCATGACAATAGAGCCATTAGGCTGTAAACGCTGACGAGGACCTGATGTGTACCACTCGTAGGTTCGGTTAAAAACATTTGTATCAGAGCTTGACCCTTCCTGTTCACTATGAGGGTCATCAATGATGAGCAGGTCAGCACCTTTACCAGTTACAGCACCACCTACACCGATAGCGAAATATTCACCACCTTTGTTAGTGTTCCAACGTCCTGCTGCTTTAGAGTCAGCCTGCAAACTGACGTTTGGAAATATTTTTTTAAAATCTTTGCTGTTGACAAGGTTTCTGACCTTTCGCCCAAACCCTACAGCTAACTCAGCAGTGTGAGCAGTCTGTATAATCTTCTTGTCTGGGTATCTTCCTAAAAACCATGCAGGCAATAGGTAAGATGCAAATTCAGATTTTGTATGACGAGGAGGCATATTAATGATTAAACGCTTGAGTTCACCATTAGCAACTCTCTCAAAGGCTTCCGCCATTACTTCATGGTGTTTACCATGAATAAAAGCAGACCACATCTCATAAACAAACTTTAAATAATGGTCGGTACAAGCCTCCCTAGCCTTCGCCTCATCTAATTCTTCTAAGAGACTAAGCAACTCTTGTTTGTCTTCAAGCGATAAATTCTGAATCTTTGATAAAACTTGTGAGTTCATATATCTAGTATATACCTACTAATCTATATACCAAATAAAAAATCTTATCTAGTTCCTATAGTAGGTACATACGAGAGGTATGTACTAATATCTGGTATGTACTAGGTATATGTATCTACAGATTCTACAATATTGCAGGTCTTCACATGAAAAGTCAACATATTTACAAAAAAAAATATGGGGGGGTATGGGACCCAACTTTTTTCTACAAAAATAGGGGGTAGGGGTCTAATATCTACTTGCTAGCAAAATGCAATTAGTACCCTATTGGGAAAATAGCTATATGTTTGTGCAAATCACTATATATGTATGTCCTGCGAATGACGGGTACATACAGGGGGGTGGGGGTCTGGTTATAGTGGATCAAAAATAGGGTGGTGTTTACCCTACTCTCTGGAATTAATTCTCTGCTTGGTCTAATAACCTACTGATCTTTTCCTCTATGTCTTGCTCTATGTCTATGCTATCCCTTGTTTCTTTTTGCTCAGTCACGTCTGTAAACATAGCTACGCTTTTCCCTAATAACTCTAAGGCTCTTATCCTAGCTGAATCACTATCGCTCTCTCTGGACTCTTTATACAACTGTTCTATGACATAGTTCCTAGTCCTAAGGCTAGATGCTACTGAACTGACCTCTTTACGCTCTAAAGCCTTTTGTATGCTTAGTGCTATCTTAGGGTTCGCAACTAACTTAGATGACTCAACCTCTACCCACTTAGGTATCTTCCCTCCTTTGGTTAGAGAGACATCATAGACTTTCGCATAGACCTCTTTATAACTTCCTAACTTGCCCTTAACAATCTCATTAACGAATGACCTCTGCTTAATGGTTAGATCATCTGCTTTTATTACTTGGAGTTTTGGTTTTGTTTTGTCGTTTTCCATAGATTGAATATTAACTGGTTATTGTCTGATTGGTAATGATCTCATTTAGCTATCAGATATATAGATAAATATGATTAGACAATGATGCAATAATTTGTTTAAATACTTGTATTGGTGAAATATAAAGCCAGTAGTCGTTGGAA